CATAAGCCATGACTACACCACTCTCGCTTCTGTGTTTAAGATCTGGTCGACACGACGTAATGGCACACCTTCAAAAGTGTTCCAGCTCGTTGGTGTACCGAATTGATTTAGACCGCTGTTAATATCTAAGACGTTTTGTGATTTGTTCAACGCTTGTATTCTTAACATTGAGTACACGGTTCTGTTCATATAGAAAGCAGGACGACCCATACCAAGGCTAGGGATACGGTCTAAAGCGCGTGACATCAATTTGATAATGTCAGCAGCTGCAGATTCAGCAACCAAGTTAGCGGTATTGATGTTACAAATACGAACGACATAACGCCAATCTTTAACAACTAAGCCATTCTTCCATTGGTAATGCGTTTGGAAGGCTTGGTAAGGGTTAGAGTTAGCGTCATAAACAACCAATTCACCTTGATCGTCATGAGACAAACCAGCTTTAGACCCTTTAGGGAAGGTGCAGAAAGTAGTGTTATCACCCCAAACCACTAAGTAAATAGAAGTATTGTTAGTTGATACACCGCCTGCGTCGATGACGTTTTGAGCATTACCCGCACCAGAGATAGCGCCATAACGTGGAGCTAAACCTAAATACTGACGTGGGTCAGTGGCTGGGTTGCCGTACAATAATGTACTAGCTTGAGCTTGGTTCATCGCTTCCAAGAACGCTGAATCTTCAGACAGTCTAAAAGCATTGGTATTTCCGTTTAGTAAAGCTAAGTCTTTATCGATCTTAGCGTAGGCTTCTAACATGCCGATTGACTCATCTACTTGCGCAGTAGTCGATTTGCTGGTTGGAATACCTTGGTTGATCGAACGCCAATAGGCAGTCGGTAAACCAGTACGGATGATGACACGGTGACCAGTCGCCAAGTTGCCTTCTTGGAAAACCGCATCTTCTAAAACTTCATTAGATTGCGACAAAAGCTCTGCTACCGCAGGTCCCTTGCCATCGGGGTCAAGACGCTTGGCCCAATCTGCCAATGTTAAAGCGCCAGTTGCTAAAGTTGCCATTATTTACTTCCTATTGTGGATAAAGTCGATCAGCCAGTGATGACGTAGCGGCTGGGCCTTTACCCCCAGGTACTAAGTTATCTTCTGACATTGCTTTGCCTGCTCGATAAAAGGCTCGGATCATCTCAGGATGATTACCGATACCCGTCTGGTCGAGTAGAGCTTTCAGTTCAGGCGTGGCAAAAGCGTTGATCGCTTTGCTTGCGATAGCCAGGTTCTCGTCCATTTTTGCACCGCCAAACTCTTTATCAGAGCGTGACTGTTCTGCCCAGTCGGTATAGACCTGTGCTTGTGCAGCTTGATGGTCGGCCATTACTTTAGCTCTCATCAAGCCTCCCATATCTGTCAGGTGTTGCGCTTGCGCTTGGGTTAAACCCGCTTCCTTGGCCGCTGTTTTAAAGGCGTCCTGGATAGTTTCGTCAACCACTGTACCTTCGGGATACGTGAAGTCGGTGTACTCTATCTCGGCAGGCGCTTCAGGCGCTTCTGCTGACAATAAAGTGGTTTCTGTAGTCGGTTCAATGACAACATCAGTCGCAACTTCTTCAGTCGTCGATGCTATTTCTTCGGTCATTAGTTTGTTCCGTAAGTAATTGTATGTATAAATCTGGGCAGTTATTAAATTGCTCCAGTACCCATAATCCTATAACCCGCTTACCTTCTTTATGTGCGGCGGTCAAGCCTTCACCAGTGAAGCTCGTTTGAAAGACCCCACACTCACCCATCAAGCGCCTGAGTAAACGACGGCCTTCTGGTAAAGTAGCGATGGCTTGAAAGTCTTGCGACTCGGCGGCCAGATGAATCTTTCTAAGCTGTTCCCGTTGCGCTCGTAAATCTTCATCCATAGCGTAACCGACTGAGTTATTTATCATCCACACCGTAAAGCAGATTAGCGGCATTCTTAAGTGTAGATCCGGTTGTCAAGCCCATATCAGTGATCTGTAAACAGATACTGACATCAGTGCCTTTATCGTCGCCATCACGCTCTAATGATTCAGTTGCAGAGGTGACGATGGCAATGGCTTGTAAGGTGACTTGTGTGCCAGCCTTCAATGCTTTAGAGATACCTAACGCCTCGCACTGGTCTTCATCTAAGTGCAGCGTTAAGCCATAACCATACTTAGCGGACATGCAGTAAGCAGCATCGCCACTGTCGTCGCCATCTTTCTTCATACTGAGCATTTTCATGTTAGTACAAGCCTAAGATCAGAGTGGCCGTTGTGCCGGTAGCTAAGATGCGCTTAACTCTTAAGTTGATAACGAAACCAATCGCATTAACTGGTACAGTCATAGTCACAGCATTACCACTAGCCATGATTAAACTAATCGTGCCAGCACCACCGACATAGATGGCCCTAGTAGCGCCTTGAGTAAAGTCAGTTGAGTCATTCGGAACAACCGCATAAGCATCCGAATAACTGGTATACATGTCATTGGATGACGCCAGGGTATTAGGATATTGAGCCATTAGATTGTTCCCGCTGGGTACAAGGCAAAGATGCCGGTCGCAGTGGTTGAAGTCGCGGCGATAATAGAGGCGTTGATTTTAACGATCTGGTTCGCACTTAAGCCGGTTAATAAGAAGGTACCACCTGATGCCAAAGTACCCGCGACGTTACCAGCGCCGGTAACAGCAATGCCAGTACAAGGGCCGCTGACTAAAGCAGTGGCGTCCGTCGCAGTGGTTGGCACACCTTCAAGCTCTGTGTATTCTTTAGCGCCAACCGTATAACCTACAGTTGAAAATAATTGTCTAGCCATGGGGTTGTTGTCCTTGAAGTTTGGACAGCATGTCGCCAGTGGCTGTACCGGGTTGAGTTGAGGTTTGTCCGAGATTCTTGGCCGCTTGTGACATTTCCATCAGCTGCGCCTGTTTTTGTTGCTGTGCTTGAGCTTGTGCGCGTTGTTGACGGATTAAGCCAACTTGCTCACCACTGATAATCAGTTCTGGATCAATACCCAGCTTGTCCGAGTAGACATCCACCCAATGATCAGGGTCAAACTTGTCCAGGACATCAGGGCGTAAGGTAGCAATCTGTCCCATGCTTGAGACAAATCGGTCGATACCATTGACTGACACAGCCTTTTGAGCCTGAGCCAGCATAGATACATATTCGATATTAAGATCATGGCCGGCTAACTCTTCAGGAGGGGGTGGTAACATGCCGGCAGTCAGTAGCCGCTCGAAGACTGTCTCGATCAGTGGATCAAGTAGCTCATTATTTAAGCGCTCAACCACTGGCCCCAGCATCAGCATCTTCTCTTCATTACGCGCAGCCACTTCTGTAGCGGTCATGCGCGTATCTTGCTGACTGATCGCCATGAAAATATCAGAGAAGAACGCCCCATTAATACGGGTACGCACATCTTGAATATCCATGAGCAAAGTCTGGAGATTAAGATTGACCTCAAAGGCGGTCTTGACCCCTTGGGTGCCAGAGGAGGCATCGTAATAAGAGATACCGCCGGGGAATAACTCGATCTCTCTATTCTTCATACTCGATGGCACTTGAATAGGGGGATTGGCTTGATAATCGATAGCTTGAGACTTTCTAAACTGCTGGGCTTGTAATTGTTTAATATCGCCTAGTGCTTCCATGCCGGGTGAAACGCCATAGATATCGCCACCGACGGTAGTCCAGCGAGGTGCTACGCAAGGGAAGGTCTGATAACCTGATTCGCGCAGAACCTTCTTATCACCAGCATTACGCTCGAAGTACACCGACTTGAACGGCATATTAAGATTGTCTTTTTTACTCTGATCTCGATCAGCTCTAGGCTCAATAGCGTGGATCAAGGTCACCCACTGATCGAGACTGCCACGCTGATAAGCAGACTTAACGACAGATGAGCAGTTCTCTAAACCGAACTCACCGACGATTTCAGCGACCGTCTTGTCAAACTCTCTGTATAAAGTATTAACCTCACCCTTCCAGTCAGTCGTGATGGCATACTCACCAATCGTGAAAGGATGTAGATGGATAACATTGTTATAATCTTCAGCGATTAAAGCAGAGGCTGTACCAAAGGCGCCTAGCTCTTCATACATAGAGTGTAAGACGCGATAGCAGTTTGATTTAGCCAACACATCGCTAACTTGATCTGATACGGCATTCAGCCATATTTTAACCGGCTGAAACTCCATCAAGTCTGTATCGGTAACCGATAACCTAAACCAAGGTCGTGAGGGCGAGGTCATGCCAGACATCATGCCAGCAGCTAAGACTCTAAGCGCCCTAGTGCCAGTTGAATCATAAATAGTGTTGTGTCTTTTAAAGCCCTTGTTTCTATCGCCTATAAAATAGCGGCCATTGACCGGCAGTAAGTTACGACTCACGTCTGACCAATGCTGTAGCCAAGTAGAACGCTCCATCTTTAGAGCGTTCCAGCGGCTATTAAGTAGCTTGAGTTCTTCTGACACTTAAGAGCCTAGCAAGGTCTTCTTAGCCAGCGTGCCAGCAGCAATTGGATCGCCTTGGCCGCCCGTTAATAGAGTAGTAGTAACCCCGCCACCGCCTTGTGCTACGTTTTGCGTACCCACATCAGCGACCACAGCCTTAACATCAGGCGCATGAGCTAATTGAGGTGGTGGCGGTGGTGGCGGTGGTGCTGGGATATCCGGAGCTGAACACATAATGACTCTCACTTTTAAAGTTAGTGAGAGCTTATCAGCTCAATTAATTATCATCCGCACGGCTTACTTATGCAGGCGCTCACTAAAGCGCGTGCGCTCTTTGATGATGTCTCTAACCGTAGACTTGGAGCAGTCGAACTTGCCAGCTAAGTCTTGATAGCTGAACGATCCAGTATCATACGCGGACCTAATGGTGGCGCAATCATCGTCTGATAGCGTAGCCTTTGGATGGTTCTCGCCACGAACTCTGCCAGATCCTGCGCCGGTCTTTAGCATCAACCAGTCAGGCAGATTAACCACCGTCCAAGCGATGACCTTCATATCAGGTGTGAATACGCCAATGACTGAATCACCCGACGCTAACATCATTAAACAAGGATAAGATAGGGGAACGGCACAATGGGATGCTCTAAGCCATTTAATCATGGTTATCTCGCAAAGGGATCATGGCCACGCATAGCATCGTTGCGCGGCCTGTTAGAAGAATGGTGAGTGTCTTTCTTAGGAATCACCGGGAATGAAAAGGTCAGGGCTAAGGCGTCACCAATATCAGGGGAAGGCAGGCCACGCTTCTTAATCTCATCTTTAGATTCAAGCTGAATCTTACCAGCAGAGTTATAGAAGTAAGTCGGTGAGGCTAAGTCTTGCTTAAGGCCTTGGTCGTTGGGAATACAGCCGCCACCCGTTAGCCAGTCGCGTAACTCACACCAGATTTCGGCGCGCTTATTAAGATAGCGACCATCGGTAGGTTTACCGGCAAAGGCTACCTCTGTGACCTCATGGCCCAGCTGACGCAGCCTGTCTATCACACCAGAACCCGCACCCGCATCGATAAATACCGCATCAGGCTTATGCTCCATAATCTCAGAGGCTACCCGTTGAGCTAATGCCATGTTATCTATGCCACGCAGAATGATAGGCTTGTGAGTTGCTAGTCCTTGGCGCATAAAGATGACTGATCGATCATCACCAAAGCGAGCAGGATCGACACCCAGTATTTTAGGCGCATAGATGATATCTCTATCCGGTATTGTTCGAGTTGCGCCCGCTTCAACATCAGATAAGGACATCAACTGATTGTCACCAGCCGCGGTAAAGTCACATAGGTATTCCCTGGCGAAAGAAGTCTCAGCCATATCGCGCCTAAGCCTTTCGACCTCAGCCTCATCAAGCGAGTGGGTATCGTAGACGGTATATTTTGCACTATGCCAATCGTCATAACTGCCGGACCTAAAATACAGCTCAGAGAATAAATTGATGCCCGAAGGCGTACCAATGAACAGCGCCCAGCCCAGCCTATCTGATAAGGCCGGCTGAATAATATCCTGCCACACCTCCGCCTTAATCTGTGCCACCTCATCAATAACAATGCCATCCAAACGAACCCCGCGCATCGCGTCAGGATTATCGCCACCAAAAATACGAATCAGGCAGTTGTTAGCAGCGATAGTCACCGATAGCTCAGACTCATTAATAATCACAGCCCCATAAGGCACCAAAGGCGCCACCTTCTGCTTAAGCCGTGACCAAGCAATCGCTTTAGCCTGCTTTAGAAAAGGCGCCACATAAAAGAACTGGCCCATCTCAAGCTTAAACTTCATGGCTTTGTCTAGCAGCTCCATAATAGCTAGCTCTGTTTTGCCGGCACGTCGATGTAGAGCTAGTACCGTAAAGCGCTTGCGATTAGCGTGGCATTCTTTTTGCCAATCCCTAGGAAAGTAGCGTAACCTAATCGGCTCTATCATTTAAGCGCCCCACAATAACCGCCAACACAAAAGCCATCGCTACCACCATACCCATAGTCATTCTGCATCAACCCCGGTAATCACCTGTAAAGTCTGACCGCCTGAGTGCTCAACCTTATCGACAAACAACTGCATATGCCGGCCTTGGAGTTCACTAGCCTTTAACGCCGCACCATGATTATTCATCGACTGCGAACCCAGCGGTTTAATGGCATCTAATCTTACCAACTCAATATCCGTCATCACCTTAGTCGCCGTCAGCTTTAAATGGCTAGCTCTTTCGGTCATAGCAAGGCTAATGGCTTGTTTTATAGCAGGTTTTGTCAGGTTCTCAGAGCCAATCACCCGCGCAGTTTTAGCAGAATAACCCGATCTAAGCGCCGCTTGCGTGGCATTCAAATCAAGCAAGTATTCCTTAAAGAACACCGCCTGTTTGTCGGTTAAAAACCGAGCCGCATAAGACTGAGTACAAGCCGAAGAGCACCACATCAGCAGCACCAACTTACCTTTGCTTAAGGTCGGCTCAACATCCTGGCCACACACCACACAAATACCATCACCGAAGATTTCTGTTTGATCCCATTCATCTATTTTATTAGTCATAAGTGTTTAACTGTATTTAATGTAAAGGCGTACGCGGCTGCCTGATACTACCCGACTCAACCACCAAGCCCGAAGGAAACTCAATCCGCAACGCCACAGGCTTACCAAACAGCTTATTCATCTCAACCAGCCAAGCAGCCAGCGCTGGCGCTTGCTCCTGAATGGCTAACCACTGTTGTTTCTTATCACTCATAAATCCTCTCTAACCATGGTCGCTATGGTCAAGCTATGGCCACCTAAGTTATTGAATCTATTAGTGTGGTCATAGCGGTCATAGCGGTCATAGATCTTTTTTAAATAATTAAAATAACAAACACCCTACCTATGGCTAGGGTATGCCTATAGCACTGTCAGACGTGGGCGATTTAGTGCTATGGTCGCTATGACCGCTATGACCACCCCACGAACGGCGCGGGCTGAGGTTTTTTTTATCTATGGTCATTGTTAGCCTCCGCCATGGTCACCATGGCCAGCCACAAGCTCAACGCTTTCAAACACCGCGGGGGGGATAGAAAAGCGCGTCGAAAATAGCTCTTGAGACTGCTCCAAATCAGGCAACTGATAAAAAGCACTTCGGTTTGGGTTGTCATGACGCGGCCTAACCTTATGAATACCCCAGTCTTTAAGCTTCCTACCCACCACCACCGAATGCTCAGGATGGGTAATCTTATAACTCACACACCACGCCAAATACGCCGCTTGCAATTCAGCAACCAACAACATCGGCGGCCAAACATCATCCTCCGCATAACGCGCAGTCTTTAACCAGCCTTGCTGTAACATATCAAACCACCACTGCACGATAGAACCGCCCGATTGAATCTTAAGCTCCCAGCCGCACAGTTGTAACTTGCCAGGTATAGAGCGCGGATGCCACTGGGAAATATCTATGGCTAATAAATAAGCCATCAACGCCTCAGTACCGCCCGCACTCATTTCGTCACGGATGGCTTTAAAATAAGCATAATCACCCTTACGCTTATCACTGACATCAGTAACCACATAGCGGCGATCACCCTCGCCTCTTGGCACAGCCCACGTTTCATTAGTCGCAAAAATCATCCGGCGATAGCTTTTAACCATCACCAAATCGCGACCTTTAAACTCAATAGGCTGCAAATTATCGGTAATCATGGATTTAAGTACGCCTTGCGCCGACTTATCACCACCCCACACCGACTCATTACAAAACACCAACAGCGACGTGGCCATGTGCCCCGAAAAACGCCCGGTAATTTGCCCCATCGAGGTCAAGGTTAAGAAATGTTCACGGCCGACAATGTCACTTAACGGATCTACAAAAGTATTCTTACCAATACCCTCAGCACCCCGAAACACCAGCGCCGTTTCTGGCAACTCCTGGGGGCGTTGCAACAAATGCGCAGACCAACGGATAATATAATCAAACAAATCACCGTCACCCGAACACAACACATCATAGACAAAGTCTAAATACAGCTGGCAGTTACCCGCCTTAGGCTCAGCACCCCAGCCGGTCCACAAATTTAAATAGCCCGGCCGATCTAACCCTGGTGAAAACACCATGCCATCAAACTCAGCACGACGGGCATGATTCATCCAGAACGTACCCAAGCCCACCTCTTCGCCCTTACTGAAGACCTTACGATTGCAATAACGCATCTCAAAGTCTGCCTTAGCCGAAAAAGTAAACAGCTTGCGCTCTGTTTCTGGATCATAGCCCAAGTTCATCACCACCATGCGCCCACCAATCGGCAACAGCGCATGACTCAGATTAAGCTCGTTAATCCTATCCTCATAATCCCCCAGCTTCTTAGCATTGTCGCCATTACGATAAGCACTGACAACCTCCAACAACGAATGCTTAGGCACACTCGCCTTCTTAGCCGCCTTAGCCGTCAAATGATGCAAGGCAGGCGGCGGCAAATCAGACACCGCTAAGCGCCCCAACAACTCATCGGTCAAAAAATCAAAGTCATCAGACTCATCAATCAACAGCTCAAAGTCTTTAAGCGTCTGCTTGACCGACTTTGTTTCAGGCATGGCCGCCTTAAGGTGTTGCTCAGGTGCAGCCATCACACTCTCAAGTAGTTCACGCACCGCGCTCAAGCCGTGCAACTGGTGTAAATCGTTAAAGTCAGTTGGACACTTACCCTTAATTAATTCTGATTCTTGGAACTTGGCAACCGCCAACATGCCGTGGATCTGCTCCGCAGCTTCTGCCGCTTTAATCAGACCCGTATTAACCTCCTTTTTAACGTCATTATCCGCACAGATAATAATGGTAAACGCCGGAAACCTGTCCCGCATTACCTTCGCTACCGCAGCCAGATTGCCCGCATTAAACGCCACTGCAACCCGAAAGCCCGTGGCCTCAAAAATACTTGCCCCTGTTGCAAAACCCTCACACACACATAACACCGACGGATGCTGACCGATGGAAAAATAACTACCAACAACCTCACCCCCCGTCATAAAGCGTTTACTACCATCTTCTTGAATAAACTGCACACTGGTAGTCACCCCGGACGCGTTCCGCAGTGGTACCAAGAGCATCTTCTTCAAGATCTTCACCCCGTAAGGCTTAACCCCTTTGGCTAACAAATAAGGATGCGTCGCCCCCTTTGTTACATCACTACCACCGACCGCCGCCAGTTGCGCAATGCCTTCCAAATAAGTCGCCTTTTCAGAGGCTTGTTGCCTAACAACCTTAAGCTCTGCTTCTCGTGCCAGCTTAGCCTCCTGTTGTTTGCGTCGCCACAGTTCGCGTTCTTGTGGTGACAAGGTTTGTTCAGACTTAGCGCACCATTGATGCTGAGCACCGGTACTCCAACTGCCAAACGCCCCAGCCGATAAACTGCCGTCAACAAACAGCACATACCAGCCATTCAAAGACCCCGACTTATCACCCTCGACGCGATATCGATGGATTTTGCCGTCAGCCTCCAAACCTTTAGCGCTATGCGCCTGCAAACCTGCAGCGCATAACGCCCTTAAAAAACTATCTTGATCAGCGCTAGACAGCAGGCTCATTTGTTAAAACCCTGTGCTAAACTATGATAAGAATTAAACTGAATAGGAACACTAATGGCCGCCATTACCTTTGATACCCATGAATTTTTTAACGAGCTAAAATCATCAGGCTTTAGCGACCAACAAGCCGAAACCATCACCCGCTTACAAAAAGCAGCGGTTGCCTCAACACTTGAGCAGGCTAAACATGAATATGATCTTGATAATATTTCCACCAAACGTGATTTAAAAGAATTAGAGCTACGCTTAACCATAAAAATGGGCGCCATGCTTTCTGTGGCCGTTGCCGTCATTGCTGCGCTAGTCAAACTACTATAATCAAACATACATAAACCTTGGAGCAACCCTAATGGCCGCCATTACTTTCGACACCTTAAAATATGCCAATCGACTTAAAGCCGCAGGCGTACCAGACAAACAAGCCGAAGCAGAGGCTGAAGTCTTAGCAGAAGCGCTTGAAGTCAACCTTAAGGAATTAGTGACTAAAGAGGACCTACATCGAGAAATGGAAGTATTGCGGCGTGAAATGGGCTCAAGCTTTGCCCAAGTAGACGCGCGCTTTATCCAGATGGAGCAGCGCCTAACGATTAAGCTAGGCACGCTCATGGCCTTTTCTATTGGCATTGTCGCCGCCCTGGTTAAATTGTTATAGACCAAAACTAAACTCACACATGACTCCCTTGCTGGGCTCTATAACTGGCCCGACCCTCAATAATCCGATCCGCCCAAAAGGCCGGATGCTTATAATTTCGCTCTTGCCCTAATGCCACTAACTGCTGCTTTGTTTTAGCGCTGATTAATTCTTGACGTTTGCGCAAGCGAATTTCTAACAACCGCTCAGGCGTCATTTCTACCAAATCACCCTCAGCTTCAATAAAAGATCGCTCAGTTGCTATCGGCGCATGAAAGACAAAATTACACTCCAAACACTGAGTCGTGCGTATGCTCACCAAGGCGCTACAGCCATTACAAGTCTTAACCAGCGAGCCGCCTTTATGCTTCTTACGCTGCATACCCTCTAAAGACCACTCAACCTCATCCGTTGGCAGCCCATGGCGCAGCACATTGCCGGCATGATCTAAAATAATCGCCTTATCTTTACCAGGTGCGGCCCGTAACGCCCTACCAATTTGTTGCTGGGCCAGCGCATAACTTTCAGTCGGCCTTAGCAAAATAGCCGCCGCCACCGTAGGAATATCGGTACCCTCAGAGACCACATTACAACTCGCCAAAATTTGCAGCTTACCGTTGCCCAAATCCTTAAGCATCTGCGCACGCTCCTTATCCGGCGTGGATCCGGTTAACACCGCCGCCTGATAACCTGCGGCCTTAAACTGCTCAACCACATGGCTGGCATGAGCCACGGTAATAGTAAAAGCAATGGCCGCTTGCTTATCGCAATAACGCTGATAATGCGCCACGGCATCGCCGGTAATCGCTGATCTATCCACCGCCGCCACCAACTGCGAAGCCACATAATCACCACCACGGCGCTTAACCGCCGACAAATCCAAACCCTGAGCCGGTGCATACACCACCGGACGCGCTAAACGACCCCGCTCCACCAAGTTAGCAGCGCTAGGCCCTAAAACCATCGCATCAAAAAAGCCCTGCGCCTCAACACCCAAACCCTTGCCATCTAAACGGCATGGCGTTGCGGTAACGCCTAACAGCTTTGCGCGACTATTGTGTTGCAGCACCGCACCCCAGGTACTGTTTTGGGTAGCGTGGTGCGCCTCATCAATAATCACCAAATCAAACTTAAAGCGCCCAGCCTTATCCAACTTAATCCGATTAGCCAAAGTCTGCACCATACCCACTTGCACGCTATGCCGAGTCGGTTTAGCGCCCGCGGTAATAATGCCGTGACTCACACCCCAAGCATTCAGCGCCGCAGAGATCTGGTTAACCAACTCCTTACGATGCGCCACCAACAACACGCGCTTATCTTTAGCCTGAGCTTGTTCCGCCATATAAGTAAAGCACACGGTTTTACCGGCACCCGTAGGCATCACTAGCAGCGGGGCTTTTTTGCCAGACTGATAAGCCTGGCGCAAGCTGTCAATCGCGGTATCTTGATAATCGTAAAGGGCGATCATGGTTATTCCTTATAAGTAAAGCTACTTATCCGACTCAGTCGGCTTGTTACCGGCGACTCTAATAATTAAAATAGCCTCACGGTGTCGTTGATTAGCCCACTCACCCAGAATATCCGCCACTAACTTAGTGCGACATTCGCCCGAAGCCGCGCATTGACCATCTAAGACATCAATAATAAAGCGCGGCAACTGTGCCCTGAGTTCTGCAGTTTCTCTAGCCATGACCTAACCCTTAAAAATTAAAAAATACCCGTATGTTAGAATCCAATTTCTCACAACCTTCAACCAACACACGGGTAAAACTTATGACCGAAAAAAATGCTTCAGAAATTTACGTAACACAGCTGCAGACAGAGCAGCAAGTTTGCTTTCAAGCCGCACTACAAGTACTGATTGACGAACTAATCCGCACCAACCTAATGACACCAGCGCGTCTAAGCGATGCTTTTCAAGTACGCGCTGATACACATCGGAGTCATGAACAAACTGAATCGGGTAACTTTTTAGTGGGGCTGGCACGTTATTCAGCGTCTTTTGATGCTCGCGAACTAGGCTACCGGAAATAGCATAATGCACGCCACCGGTAGACAAGCCGAAGAGATCAAGCCCTATCAGTCGCTCATTAAGCAGGTAGGCTTCAAATTGCCAAGGCTTCAACTTTTCATAGAAAGCGATGTCTATCGGTGGATCGCTAGGCCCATTAAGGCCTAATTTATCAGCGTTAAAATTATCAGACATAACCACTCACTTTAATAACAGGTAAAAACTTATGACAACAACCAGCCATGCCACAGCACCAAAAGCACCTGCAGTAACACCAGAAGAGCTGGAAGATGCTTTCTTAGCTTTTGCAAAAGTGGTAGTCGCAGAATTAGTGCGTTTAGACGTATCCTCGAAAGCGCACGTTTTCTTAGCCTTAAACGCAGAGGCGCAAAGTCTTCAGCAGAACGGATCTCAACAAGCGGCAGGGATTCTGAAGGCACTATCAAGGCATGCAACTCATCACGAAGTGGAGCAATTAGTGCTTGCGGTACCCGATACCGGACCCCCTCACTAATGATTTCACTAGGCTCATTAAGGCCCAGTTTGTCAGCATAAAAATCAGCGTAAAAATTATCAGACATAACCACTCACTTTAATAACAGGTAAAAACACATGACTTACGCACTCATCCATATCGCCAACCCCGAAATGCTTGCTTTAAGCGCAAAAGAACAGCAGCACCGCGAAAAAGTAGCCAATACCGTATCAGCAATGCTAAAAAAATCTGAAAACACACGAACACTTGGAGCAGGTGTTTTGGAATGCTGTTTAAATACAGATCTGCCACCACTAAATTCATTCTTGAATCTACTGGATATCGAGTCAATAGCGTACCGGATAACATTTTTGGACAGTCCGCTAGAGTGGATAGAATGTCCGAAAGCCTAATCGAGCCATTGTAAGGATCGCTAAGGCTGTCGTGTCGCTTATCGTGTGCCATGGTTATCCAAAGATGTCGGAGCGGATTTCTTGAGCCAATTTCTGTATTGCCATTGCTCTTGTATGTGACGTTTCTACATGCACACCATTTCTAAGCCTATTTATTGTTGGCTGTGGAATATCGACAATAACGCCGATTTCCTTATCAGTAAGGCCGCTATTTCTAATTTCATTTAAGGCATTTTGTATGTTCATGGATAGCATCATATACGAAAGCGTATATTTGTCAAACGCAAACGTATTAGACGGATTAAATAATCAAACGTATATTTGTTATATGACTACGTTACGAAAAAATTTAAAAAATGAAATGGATTCCCGAGGATGGAACGCTACAGTATTGTCTGAAAATTCAGGCGTTCCTCAGCCAACCATTCAAAGATTCTTATCAGGAACTCATGGCGACCCACGAAGTAGCACAATTCAAAAGCTCGCCAAAGGACTTGGCACAACAGAAGCTGCATTAAGAGGCTTTGAGGAAGCTGAAAAACCAGTCCCTCTTTATGAAAATATTGAAAAATTAAGCAAAGAAAATAGGGCGCTAATTGAGCAGATGGTAAACACATTAGTACAAGCTCAGTCACAAACTAACCCTGTAAAAGCCGAACATAAAGCCTTGACAAGCCCTGCGGAAAATGTGGGGGGGGGGGGGGGAAAA